TTCAAATAAATAAGGCTCAATCATATCCATGTATCCTGTTACTGGATCCTTAGAAATATAAGAATCTAGATATTTAGGATAGTATCGTTGCGTGTGAGGATATTCTTCAATAGTAAAACCAGGATGTCGAGGATCAGCCATTGCGACTGCTTCGAATGGTTTAGATGGAAAAATATCTATTTTTTTAAATAATGACAAAAACCACTTAATCATATGTTTTGAGTATTTAGAAGGTGTGCTGTTACGCTAAAGGGATAAATTGATATATGGAGCGTACTATCCCACTCTTTAAATGGTGGCTGCTTTCAGGCCGACATTCCGTCTATCATTCTCCAGTTCCAAAATGAATACAAAGTATTCCGTTAATAGCTGCAATCCACCAACATATGTTAGTAGCTGTAGTATTACAAGGAAGTGTATCGTCATAACATACTAGTCCCATAAGAAATAGAACAAAAAGTATATTAGAAAATGCCCATATGTAATAAGTGGTATTTGACATATTGTATAGTCTATGCATAAGCCGGTTCGGCCATTTCTTCTTTGACTTCACGTACAGTTTTAATTTGACTGGCGACCGTTCGTACAGAACTAATTTCATCAGGAGTTCTAAAGCCTGCAGCTACATATGATTCACGAGTACCGTGAGTAACACGATTATACCCTATTAGATGTAAGCCGCCTTCAGAACATTGAGTCCCTTCATATACAACCTCTTGGTTATACTTGGGGGCGTACTCGTCCTTGTTTCCATTAATGTCATACCATGCGTGTACCACGCATATCAAAAGTTGTCCAGGTTTATACATAGTTTTTGAATTTTTAAGCCGGATAAGGGGATCCGTCGACCCCCTCATCTATGATTGATTACGATTGTTGTTCCGTTTCGATTGTGTCCACTACAGGACAATTCTTATATTTGTTTGGTGATTTACACGCCAACGCTAGGCATAAGAAACCTATAAAATAAATGCTTTTCATCTAACATTTTGATTAATCCACTGATCTAACTCCTCCTGTACCCCTGGTGCATTAATACCAGTTTCTCTCTGATACTTCCTGATAAGGGATACTACTTGTTTTCGAGTCCATATTTTTCGAGGAGTTTCTCCTCGTGGTCCCATTAATTGAGCATATAACTGTTTGCTCAGTTTCCCCATTTTAAGGGTTTTTTTACGCAATAAGTTCTTCATACTAAAGGGGAGGAGGCACGGCATCTAGGTGTTGCCGTACCTCCCAATGTTAATGTCTTCTAAATTCACGTTGTCGTTGTTGTGCTTCCCACATTCTGAAATGTTCATCAGCTTGTGCTGCTTCCTTCTTCCTACGTTTGTCATACCATTCAGCAAACATAGATAATGGAACTACAATTGGCCAAAGCATAGCTACCCTAAAATTAGGCCACTTGTTATTTCCATGATCTTGTTCTATCAAATAGCTCCATATAGGAAATATCCCTATTACATACAGGAATAAACAAATAAGTTGCCACCAAATCATTTACCGGTATATTTTTCGATTGCTTGGGTTATTTCTGACCAGTCCATAGGTTGATACATCCCTGTGAAATCAAATTTTTCAAGATCATGATTTGAATAACAGAATGGTTTATAATCAGGATCTTCTTTTCCTTCAAATACCAACCAGGCAGTTTCTTTGTCCATAGGAACATAAACTGTGTGTAATTGATTGGCAGTCATCTTTTTAGGACGATCCATTTGAAATTCCTCTACAAATAAACTTTGAAATAGTTTAGTTCCTTGATATTTGAAACTACCTTTCTTGTCTTTGAGAGGACTGTGGTATAGAAACTCCTGCAATTCAAATTCATTGCCTGTTTTGTAATTTACATTATACACATGCATGTTAAACACATCAGGAGTTAAGGCCTGAAATGTTAAATTACAGTGATGTGGATGAACACCTAAAGACAAATTAAGAGTATTTCTTAATATTGACTTTTGATGATTTTTCCACATTTCATGATCCTTATCAGTGAAATACATTCGTATTGTTTTCCCCGGTGACTCAAGGAGCATAATAGAATGCAAGCCCACTACATGGCAATGCTTAAAGGATCTCTTTGCTATCTCCTCCTTGTTTTCTACCAATAGGTGTTCTAGGAGGCGTCTGAAGATTTGATTTTTCATTAGGTGGACTATTTTTTACCAGGGTGTATACAATTGCAAAGAATACTCCACCAACACCACATAATGCACCTCCTGTATATTCATAGCTAAGTCCTAAGAGTATAGACCAGAATATAAAGAAACATGACATGCCTGATAGTAGAAATAATATTATTCCATGAATTGTTTTCATAACCCTACTTTTCTTTTGGATTCACGTACTAATTCGCAAATTGCATCATACATGCTTGCTTTGCCTCTATTCATTTTGCTGAGAATATAATCTTTCTCAAGCAGGTATATCCGTGCAAAATCAGGATCGTAAGGAACAATAGTACTTGTATTATCCTCAAGGTCTACATATTTTGCTGTCTGAGCATTAGGCTCAATAAACCATAACCTGTGTGCTTCCAGTTTCTTTCGTTCAGAACGATTGAGGTTAGGATATGCTTCAGGAGTATAGACGTCAGTAAGATCTTTTACAAGGGTTACTATATAGTCCACTTCATGCTTTGAATAACCAAAGGAATCAAGAGCAGCTGTTAATACCGCTAATGTTAGTCCAGGTACATCTTCAATAAGATCGTGACATAATCCTACCTCAGTGCCTAAAGGAATGAGTGTTTCTAATTTAACTCCTACACGTACTAAATGAAACCAATATGGCTCAAAGTTGTATTTCCTTTTTTGAGTACCATGTTGTTCAATGACGTATGCTAGTAGTTTAAGTTGCCGTGGAGTTATATCCATCTGTTTTCGTGTTTAGGAAGATCAACTGCTTTCATCAAATAGTAAGCGATTTCAGCTATTAGCATGGACAATCCTACCATTACTTTTTCTATTTTATCTATATTATTATAATTACATAACAATATAAAAGAAAAGAAAAGAGTTAAAGCTAACCCACAAAGAGCCAGGTACATAAACGAATTAACAAGATCTTCTCTAGGATTATTTTTATAGACAATCATATCCATTTATTTTCATTCTGAGGCAGATCTACCGCCTTCATTAAGTAATAACTGATTTCAGCGATGAGCATAAGCACACCTACTAATACCTGTTCTAATCGTCCATGAGGATTCGCCGCCAATATAAAAGAAAAGAATATACTAAACATCAAGCCACCTATGGCTAGATACATAAATATATCTGAGAGTTTATCTCTTTCTGTTCTTTTAAGAATAGGCATTCCGTATTTATCTCTCGATATCATCTACATATTCTATTTCGTAAAGACCATTGTGTGTTTCAAAATGAAACTCATCAATAATAGTTACAACTGGTGAAGTACTGAATACATGCATGCTATTTGAGCGACGTACGTTATAGCGTTGTCCTATTTCAGGTTTCCTGATTTCATAGCCTGTTATACGATAGCCTGGGTCAATACCATTTGGATGGGGGCCTTCCATAAAGGATTTCTCCTTTGTGATTCTTACTAATGTAAGGCCTGCCTTTGATTGAGCCACTGCTTTATCGATTTCAGACTCAAGATCTACATGAATGCGAGGTTGTTTCGCTGAGTTCTTTGCCATCGTGTATTTATAATTATTTCAGAGTGAGTTCATACTCTTCTAGAGCTTTTTCTATCTCTGAATGTGGTACTTGAAGACATTGCCTGATAGTTTGGCCCATAACAATGACCAATTTACCTTCGTCATCATTATAAACAATACCCACAGGCTTTGAGGTGTCCATTCCTGGAGGAAGATCAGCATAGAATATATCCACTTGCGGGTCATTGCTCATAGGAAATGTTTTCATCCTGATAAATCAAATCATCATGCTCATGGAGTATCTGTATGATATCCTGTAGGTTTTGAGTAATCTGTTGAAGAGCCTCTGTTTGTTTGTCATCGATATGAACACTGGCTTCTATAACATACTGCATGTTTTCAACTTTCTGGTTAAGATCAATGATCAACCAAGAAGAAAGAAGAGCGACTATGATAATAGCTGCCCATAATAAGGTATTAGATTTCATCGTTTTTGAGTTATAAATGTTTAATTAAGATGGTATACGTTGTTTCCTTTAGTAATAGGATCAGTAATTATAACTGTTATATTAGTTTTAATACTATCCATACGTTCTTGTTTAAGCTCATTTAATTGCTGTAGGTAGAGCCTTTCCTTTTTACCTACTGCTGATAGGTTAACTGACGCAGTTGCGCTGTAAATGGCTAGAATCAGCGTTAAAAGCCAAGGTAACACGACCCAAGAGTACCTGATTGACAGATACTCATTGGATCGTTGACAATTGGGTGAATTGCAGTCTTTTTTCATGGGTATAAAGTATTTATCACTAGTCATTACTAAGAGTTATAAGTCCTGTATACTCAGAGAAGTTAGCCACATGGTATGTTTCTATATCTTTGGCAGGATATGTTGTTTTAAATGATGTCAGATTTATACCAAGAAATGTATCCTTTCCTGCAAGAGATAAAGCTAAAAAAATAGTTTCTGGCTTATGTCCTGTAAGAACCACCAGATGAGGAAATGGCTTTTTATACCAAGGAAGTGTGGTTATTGCGAAGGTAGTTGCTTTTACTTTCATGATAGAGTAGGGTTAGAATGAGTAGTGCTACTTTTACACCACCTGTAGGCGAGCTTCCATACCACGTATGGATCGACCTTTAGTCCGGAGTTGTACCGATCTTCCTCATATCTTGAATAATGATACGCTATTCTTTTACTGATTCAGGCTTACAGCCAATATACAGACAGATGATCATAGATACAAGCCATGTTAACCATGACCAATTGAGAAAGGACTCTTGATGGGGTTTGAGTTGAATATCAAATACCGAGAGATCCATTAATACGATGAGAACGATGATATTTATAATGAACCACCAGTTCCAGTTATACTGACTAATCTTCATGGGATATAAGTGTTTGGTTAATGCCTATAAATTCCCCAAGAAAGAAAATATCTTGAGGTGTTGACTTATCAGATAACACGATCCTTAAACGCCAGATATCTGACATTATATCTCCAGGATCAGGAAGTAATTCATGTTCTACAAGGATAGCCTTGTTATTCTTATCCCCATAATCGAGGATTTTCTTACGAAGCGATTCCGCATCTCGCTTTGTTGTGCCCTTAGGCAAGTAAGTCCAAAGTCTCATTTGTTTAGAGTTTAAAGAAGGGAACGACGCCACTCTTTTACGTTTGGCCTGGTTTCGCTCCCCTTGGTGAATACAATTTATTATAGTCTCAATGCTGTTGCAAACAAGCTGATAAATAGCCAGATAGGATAGGTCAAGATAAATACTATCTTAATAATCCAATGCCAGTCATCTACCCTTTGTTTGTTTATTTCTGTGAGTACAAACATACCATACATCAAGTATGCATATGCACCTACAATAATTAGAAATATAATCATAAGCTTTGAGTATTAATAGGTTTATAACTGATGTAGTTTTTCACATCTACCATCAGGGTATTTCTTAACAACATAGCCATCTTTAACAGTAACAACATGTCCCATTAAATCCATAGCCTTTTGTCCTAGATTCTGCCCTTTGATAGATAGTAATGCAGCACGTATAACAATTCGTTCAAGCTCATCCTCATTCTCATAATAACGATGTGCTTGACACGCCATGTCTCCTGAGGGATAAGGTGCTTTGTGTATTCTTCCTACTAGAGGATGACCAGCGATACACCCATCACATTGGTTTATAGCCATTATAATCGAGGTGTTTTCATGTATTTATCAAGATTACCCTTGAATTCAGGGATAGACTCCTTATCAATAAAGAATATCTTGGTGCCTATAATGACTGAGACAGCATTAGGCTGTGCATTGGTCTCGTTAACATAGATACGAGGACCTCTTGGTTGGATTATAGCATCCATGTTAAGGTATTTTGGCTATCTCGTTCTTGATAAGAGTAGCATGTAAGAATAAAAACTTCATAACATTATAGCTTATCTCACGATTTCTATGTAGTTGTAGTATACTCTTTTCAAGATTTTGTACAGTAGTGATAGCGGGAATATGCCTAACTACGATAGTTTCTTCTTCAAAGTATACATGTAATAGATTAGCAATTTGACCATCATCCCCGAATTGGATACGTTTGATCTTATCGCATTCTCTTCCACATTCTTTCAATAGTCTCTCATTAGAGCAATCATGGTCAAACCAAGGCTCTTCTTGATCACTCTTCTTGAATGTTACTTTACGAGGTGTATTAAGAATTATTGTTATCATCATTTTTTGGGTTATTGTAAAGGTAGATCCTTTCATCAATAGGAACAAGCATTTCAGCTGCTTGTTCTTTTGTAATAGTATCACCAATACACGAGATAATAACCATTCTATTATGAATGTCCGATTGATACTGTTCTTTAGTTATCATATCAGATCTTCATATCTAATACCAGTCCAATCAGAGTTGAGATCATACACCCTTCCATTAAAACAGAAAAATTTATAACCAGCCTCTTTGACAATAGGTAGCCATTGGTCCATAGATCTACCAATACTGAATTGGTTGCAGTTGAATACGAATTTCCAGCTCATTTCTCTGATCTTTTTTTGATGAGTTCATATGCACTACAAGAGAAGAATAAGAAAAAACCACCTGTAATAAACCAATGCGCAGTTGGAACATCTGTTCTCTGAGTATATATAAACAATAATACTAGGTCAGCTACTGCCAACACTAGATACATTACTATTCTAATCATGGTTACTGGGCTTGAAATGTACAAATACCATCAATACCATGAACATAGAAGGTCTCACCTGGAGTATATGACAGGCTAATACAATTGTAGAAGTTCTCAAGGATAGTCCAGCATTGTGTTCTTGAGGCAAACTCTCTACATATTGTAGTTGAGTTATCCTCACTATGAATGACAAGCTTAAGACGATCTTCATACTGAGTGACATTAACAAAGTCACAGGTTGGGAATACAATCTCCTCTTCTTTACAGCTCATAAGCCAGAAGAGAAAGAATATTAACGGTAGTTTCATCGCAATTAGTTTAGTTTATGAGTAAATGATGTGTGTTGTATCTTAATCAGCTACCAACACCAATAGTTGTCCCGTAAACCTTATGAGGGCTGGCAATACATCCACTTAGCCGTGTTTGGTTAGATATAGACTATTTGTTACGGGCTCCAGTAGTCACCTGCGACCGAGATTCTAGCTCAGTCTCCTTCTATCCCCTTGGTGATCAAATCCATTCTCATCATGTGGGGCACACTAGCTGTGATCAACAGACACGTATTTTAAAAAGGGAGAGACATACTATTACTAGCGCTCATATCCCCTGATTATGAAATCATTTTTTCAAATCCATTATTTTTGAGAACCACAATTGGCTCTTATACAAGTAGCTTTATTGCCAGTTGAATAGCAAGTAGGACATAGATCAGCATAATGAGGTATAATCCTATGCTTAGGTTTAATACTCATTCTAGCCATTCGTTTAGGCTTCACCTTGATAGGTTTATCCTTTACAGGTGGTTGGACTATCCAATTGAGATCATCAGCATCCATGATATCAGCAACAAATGTAGATTCACTGTTCCTGTCATACACAGTATCTCCTATTTTGGTAGAAGTATAGCTGATGCGTATCTTATTACCATTGAGGGTTACAGTATCCATTGGCATATCAACGAGTTTTAAGATGAGGATTAGCAACACTAGCTTCATATACATCCTTGTAGATGGGGAGTCCGTTTACTATCTCAAGGAATGATCCACGTTGATGATCTATCGAGATACATACTAACTTACTATTTTTATCAGCAAACAACCAACCTGAACCAGTTGTGTATTTATAACCAATGATTTTAATCTCTGGTGGTACAACTACAGGCTCTTCGTCAGTTATAAGCTGCGACATCCATTGAAGAACTTTAATAATGTGGGGATGAGATCTTGATCCATTAAAGGCCACATTGGTTAAGAATCTATTCCTTATTTCAATGACATTTGATTCAGTCACTGTCTCAAGGTTAGGGGCATTCTCACCACAGCAGACAATAGCACTATATTGTGCCTCATCGGTTGTTATTTTAATAGTCACGATAGTTTAGTTTATGAGTTAATAAATAACGACCAGTAATCTAGAGTTCACACGAGACTTGCCTCTCATGTCCTACGCTGGTCGGACCCATAGGTAGATATATCTTAAGGAGAAGGCATTGGATTTACCTCTTCATGTGTATTGAGAGTATCACTTGGATCATGAGGTGTTGTCATGGCTATTGCATAAGCATTAGCATAGAGTTCATTAGTCCCATCATATACCAATTGGAAGTAGTATTTGTAGTCTTTGTCCCTCTCTGGTAATACTGCATTAATATATAAGATCTCTCTAAATACACCAGGCAGCTTCACATTATCAGGACTATCCTCAAATAAAGGAGCTATTTCACTAGGCTTAAACCCAGCTAATCCACATCCTATAGCAGTGACATTAAAGGTCATTTCAGGGTGTTCACGTGCAAATGGTAGAAATAAAGACTTAACCTGAGCTAATACATGGTTTAAATGTACAGGTGGCTTATCCTTTCTTAATTCCTTAGTTACTATCGCATATGCATTACCTTGAAGACCTCTTGCTTGTCCATAAATAGCCCCATGCATACGAACAGCAGATAGAGCAGCTCCTTTACCATGTCTTCCTTGAGTATTAGAGCCAAACACGAATATGTTTCTATTTTCCATATGTAGTATTATTTATTAGAGGTATTTGGATAGGATTAATTAGTTGGTGGATTGATTACCCATCATCATTCACACTCTTTTCTTCCTTCTCTTCCTCTTTCTTCGTGGACTACGACTAATCATATGCATGAACTCTGCTTCATCAACCATACCAATGCGCCAATCTTTAGAGTGATAGCTGTAGTAAGTGTAGTGAAATACTCTGCCACCATCAAACTTGTTGTATATTTTTTCAAGGTGTATTTTGACTGGTTGTGAGTTTGGAGGTAGAGTTGCAATGAATGTATTACCGGCTGCTATATCCATGATCGTTGCTACTTATCAGGAGGACTAATAATAAACAAAACCCTGTCATTACTGTCATTACTGAGAAATAAAAGGCAGTGAGTGTTGTTGATACACCAAATAATATTGATGTTTGTTGTTCAACACTATACCAAATATCAATAGCAATACCAGTGAATGTGAGTGATAATAGGATGATAGCTGTGATAGATAGATAGCGTGTGTAGTTGAATGGCTTCATAATCGTTTAGTTTTGAGTATTTAAAATAAAAAGGCCCAGTCAAATGACCAGGCCTTTTCCTATTCTTCAATCAAAAAAAGGGGACGAATCCCCCTTGCTTACGCTTCGGCTACCTCTTGAGCTGCCAATGCTGCTGCCTTCTGTGCCTCTGCGTCCATACGATCACGCTGCATGCGCTGATGCACCTCCAGTGGCAGTTTGGATGCACGGTAGTCCATGCACACGTCAAGCTCTTCAGTGGCTTGGGTGAGCTTGGTGAAGCGGTAGATTGGCTTGTTCGCCTTGTTCACGTAGACGAACTGCACACCATGTTCGTTGACACGGGTAGCACGCGGGTTCATGCTCTTGGTGTCCGACTTGGGGTCAAGGCTGTCCTTCTGCATGATGTTCATGTCAGGCAGGATTGTGCCAACCTCCCAACCAAGGGCATCGACAGACGCTTCGTCAAGTGTTTCGATGTGGCGAACGACGGGCTGATCCCAACCCTTCAGCTTGAGCAACCAAGGCTCTATTGGGCCAATGCCGTCTGGATCACTGTCCAGATTCTTACCAGACTCCAAGGGTCTGGCTTGGGCAATGAACAGCACAACAGCTGGTCTGCCTCCCCAAATGCTGCTCTTAGTGTCAGCTTGGGCAGCAGCGAAGATGAATGGCTTGCCACTTGCGATCTGAGCAGGGAACTCACGTGTGAGTGTTGCCTGATCAATGCTGGCTTCAGCCAATTGACGCTGATCGTCTTGGGTGATGTACTCTGATTTACTTTTCATGATACTAACGAATTGAAGTGAAATAGGATATTGGCTGAAGCGACCAACGCACTATAGCCAAGCTAGTGCGTTTAGGAGCAAGTAGGAGTCCCAAGATCTGCCAGGATGGCCGACCAGGGGAGTATCCAAAAACTCCAACACTTAGTATGGGTCATGTCGTAATACCCATCAACACTCGCTTATACAAAAATTTTCCTATAGCCCTAATACTGAAGGGGGGGGGTATACAAAAAAAGACGGTACTTAAGTACCTACCCCTCTATTGTATATGTTGAGTCACAATAAGGGCATATAAGGTAAAGGTGATAATCTACACTAGTTCTAGTAAACTCTAAATCTGCCTTCTTACAATGTGGGCATAAAGAGCCTAAGGTCAATTCTTCCATGTTATATAGTTCGTATACTTCTCCCATTTGGTATAAGTGTATTATACCATTCTTCTTAATTAGCCCTACAAAGATATAAAATTTGTATACCAAATACAAGCTTGTTTATTTTTTTTATAACAAAAAAGCATTCTTTTTTACCCCCTAAAAACCTAGGATCCGGGGGATGCGAAAAAACCCATGTTTTTACCCCCCAATTTTAGGGTTAAAAAATGACCAGAATAAGGGGTTCCTTTCCTCCCCCCTATATACCCCCCTCCTATCCTCCCCAATATCTCTTCTTTTCTTCTTATTTTTTTAATGTTTATTTTGCTACTTTTCAGGAACTAAATTTATAAGCTATTTAGATTAGTCAGGATTTGGCCTTGGAAAGGAATGGCTCAGAATAGTGTTTAAATCGATTTTAAGAGCAGTCTGGGGGGTTAGTGGGGTAAGTACCTGGGTTAGGGTCCAGAAAAAGCTTCTAAGGGGGTTAGACGAAGAATCCTTAGGATGCGGCCTTACCCCTCTATTCTATTCCTGAAAAGTAGGTATCCCTAGATGTAGGTATAAATCTATTATAACTATGTTATATATTTTCTATACCTCTGAACTATATTCTAAAAAATTTAAAACTTTTTTTAGGACAAGCTTGTTTTAACTATTTAAATATATTATCTTTGTTCTACTTAATTAGCAATGGAAGAAATATTTAGTCATACGGTAGCCTACAAACCAAAGGAGGAGTTTAAAGATCTTATAACCAAAATGATCTATATAGCTCAGGCATTGGGGCACAACGAAAAGAACTGGGTGACAGGGAAAGAGCTAGAGCTGCTAGTAGAACTGACAAGACAGCATTATGCTGGCTTACCTCTGGACTCGAGAGAGTCCATAGCTGAGGTGATTAAACATACCAGCTTTACCAATAAGGATAAGAATGTGTACGTCTACAGATCTAAGCTCATAGATAAGGGATGGCTTCAGAAATCCAAAGGTGGCTTCGATCTCGTCCCTTTTCTCAAGACCTTGAAACTTAACAACGATCAGACCAATATTACAATCAGTATAAATACTTTATAACATGTCAGAAAACTTAGAACAAATACAGGATATTGACAAGTACAGAATAGAGTATTTAGCAATTCAAGAGAAGTTTGACCACTTCGTAGATGAGCTACGAGGTCTTTTCGTAAAACACAAGATAGATCTCTACAACAGAGATATCTACGATGGTAAAGATGAATATGCAGGGACAGATGTCCATTTCATCATAGACGGGAATAAAATCCCAACGATCACGCTACATGAGACACTAGAGGAAATCCTTCAAGATATCTTCGATGCTTCACAAGGCACAATGTATAACAGACCAGATGAAGACGAAGAAATTACCTTTGCTTAAAGCATTGGATATGGCTCTGTTCGAGTTCGAGGATTATGTTGGAATCAAGCCAAACTTCATTCTAGCCAATCCAGAGGGGATGACTCTTCTAGCAGAAGCCTTAAAAAAGGACTGCTTCGATAACGTCCTAGAGTACAATGGCATGATAGTGGATGTTTGCTTTCAAGAAACTTCCCCCATGTTTAAGGTAGGATACCTACTAGAATGGAAGAAAGATGGAATTACATAACGATAAAGTTAAGAGAATTATAAAAGAAGTAGCTGTCGAGAACACGTTGACTCCCGAAACTGTGAACGATTTGCATCTAAAATTCTGGAGGTCTATAAGACACTTTATGAATCTTCCAGAGATGCCAAGGATCATAGTTAGGAATTTTGGAACTTTTGACCCATATTTGGGCTCTATAGAAAAATACATAAAAAGGATAGAAGAAGGTGAGCAAACAGAAGAAAAAACCCTCGAACTGGAGAGGCTCAAAAAGGTCCGAGAAAGGTTACACGGGGAGGCCAAAAGCAGAAGGCATTCTGAAAGAGAAGAGGACGAGCTATAAAGGCCCCAACGTAGGAGCTGCTAATTACGATGAGTTTTTAGATATGACTCCAATTGAAGGGACCTATACCCTAGAAGAAGCTCTTGAAATTAGAAAGAGGAGAAGGAAAGAAGCAAACAAAGCCAGAAGCATGTTTAAGAAATATGAGAAGGCTTTTTACAAAGGAAAGTCCCAAATGAGATTTGGGAAGACAACAGAAAAAACACCTAACATTATAACAATTAGTAGCAATGAATACGACCTTCATAAGAAAGTATAAGGAATCAGAAGAAGTAGATCCAAAACAAATTGACCACTTTGAACAGTGGTTGGCAGATGACTCTTATTTTAAAGACTACGATATCTATGATATCCTTAGAAATGAAGTCTTACTTAGAGTGTACAAGTACACTCCAGTACTAGAAGAAGGAGAGGATTACCTGCTCGATGAGCATGGAGTTCCTTATGTCTCCTTAAAAGAAATCCTTTTGCCATTGGCTAAGGTAATCCAGGCAGGTCCTAAATGTGAGTATGAGTGGAAGCCAGGATCTTTGGTAGCATTGCCAGATGCAATTGCTCTTAGATCTTACAACCATGACTATCTCCAGTATGTCGAGAGGCAGGACGAGCGTCCGATCGTAAAGGGAGAGCATCCCCCAGTGTTCGTGTACGGCTTGGACAAGTGGACAAATATGGTCTTTGTAAAAGACAAAGTACTAGGCTTCACCGAAGATGACGGGCTGACTTTCATTATCCCAGAGACTTTAATTAGGACTGGAGCAAATTTTTACAAGAATGTATAAGGAGGTAGAAGTAGAAGGAACCAAATTTTTAGTTAGAGCTGACGAGTATCCAAGTGTTAGAAACGACTTGGAGAAGTTGAAGAAGTATAAGAATCTTGTTAGCTTTTATCAAACACCCAACACATGTCAAGAGAAATCAGGTACAATAGAGAAGGAAGAGAGAAATTAAAAGCGGGGGTTGATGCCCTCGCCAATGCAGTCAAAGTAACCCTAGGCCCAAAAGGAAGGAATGTAATTATTCAAAAGAATTTTGATCAGCCGGTTATTACGAAAGATGGGGTTACAGTAGCAAAAGCTGTGTTTCTTCCAGACATCGTTGAGAACATGGGAGCCCAGCTTGTTAAGCAAGTAGCTAAGAGAGCTGCTGAATTAGCGGGCGACGGTACTACTACAGCTACAGTAATTGCTCAGGCAATCGTAGAGGAAGGGATGAAGAGTATAGTAGCAGGGGCAAACCCTATGGATATCAAAAGAGGTATCGACATCGCTGCTAAATTCATCGTCAAAGACCTCAAACACCAAGTAGAAGAAGTTGGTGATGATTTTGATAAGATTGAACAAATAGGAACAATCTCAGCAAATGGTGACAAGGAGATCGGTAAGATCATAGCTGATGCCATGAGAGAGGTTGGACCAGATGGCTCTGTAAGTGTTGAAGGCTCTCAAACAGATGAGACCTACTCCACGATCGAGAGGGGAATGCAATTTAACAGGGGATTTTTATCCCCCCATTTTGTCACAAATCAGGAGGAAGGGATCGTCGAGTACGAGAATCCACAAGTGGTTATCGTGAATAAGAGGATCTCTGCTTTTCCTGAGATTGCACCACTGCTTGAAAAAGCCTTTGCCATCAGACGTCCATTGTTCCTGATAGTACAAGATATGGAGGCTCAACCTCTACAAGCACTTATTATCAACAGAACACGGGCTGGGAGAGAACTCGTCGTAGTGAAGGCACCTGCTTTCGGAGATCAACAAAAGGAGATCTTAGAAGACATTGCGGTATTAACAGGTGCTACAATCATCGGGGATGAAACTGGTCATAGACTTGAAGAGCCAAATAACAAATGGTTTGGAAAGTGTAAGAGCATCAAAATCGATAAGGACTTTACGTATATCTTTGATGGAGCAGGAGAACAAGAAAAGATTGACTTTAGAATTTCTCAATTGAGAAAAGGCATTGCATCTGCTCCGTCGGATTTCGTTAAGAATCAACTCAAGGCCAGGTTGGCAAAACTAGTGGGAGGTGTCGCAATCATCCACGTAGGAGCTACCTCGGAAATAGAGATGAAGGAGAAGAAGGACAGAGTAGACGATGCGCTTCATGCGACTCGTGCAGCTGTGGAAGAAGGAATTGTAGTAGGTGGGGGTACAGCTTTATTGTATGTAGCTCATGGTACTCTCGCAGGAATGGCTGGGGATAACTCAGATATCAAGCGAGGAATCGAGATCCTACGACATGCAATTACAGCTCCTTTCAGAGTTATTCTGGAAAATGCTGGAGAGAACGCAGAGTTCGTTAGAAAGAGTCTGCTCACTGACTGGAAAAGCGAGAGAGGATTTAATGCAGCTACCGGTCAATTTTGTGACCTGAAAGCTGAAGGAATTATAGATCCTTTTAAAGTAACCAGGATTGCTGTCGAGCATGCTGCGTCTATTGCTGGGATGATTCTTACAACAGAATGTGTAATCTCAAATATTGATGATGCACAAGCAGGACAAGAACAACTATTCTATCAATGAGAATAAAAGATTTAATTAATCCAGTTAGATGGTTTGCATTCGTGCAGGCCAACCTTATCAAGATACTGGTACCTTACCATATCGTAGAGCAAATACTTTATAGATCTCTGGTATGTCGCGAGTGTCTTGATAAAGGAAGTTGTGTAGGCCCCTGTGGGTGTAAAACACCTGCTCTATTTTATAGCTACTTTTTAAGTTGCTCAGAAGGAAGATGGGGACCTTTCATGAATCGTAAAAACTGGAATGAATACAAACAATTACTAGGAATTAAATTTAAACTATGACACCTGTAGAAAGAGATCAATTAAGGATCACCAGACTAAAAGAGTTCGACAAGCCTGTGGTCGAGACCAGGATCAAATGTGGAGAAACCCAAACGTTTGAGTTTACATATCAGGGGGATCCTGCAAACATCCAAGGACATAAAATTGGCTGTAGAACCTGCACAACCGTGCAAAGAGATAACAATGTTTTTAAAGTAACTTTTAAAGCACCTCCTTTATCAGATTACGCGACCAACATCGCAAGAGGAGAGACAGAACAACAATATACGTCAAATGTGACAGTATACTTCAACGATGGGGAAGGAACTCAGAAGTTTGGACCCAACGGTGAGTTAACGGACAATCCCGACAAAGTCCCTGTGAATCTTCAAATTCGAGCTACTATAGAGTTCGTCTAACAGGGATCCCGCCTTGTCACGATGAGTGGTTTGCCTAGGTCCTCTAGGCAGCCACCATTTTAAGAGAAAGCGTCCGTAGACGATCAACAAAAAGGAATCCTCCTTTGCTGCAGATGGGGCTAGGACAATACCTAGCGGGGAGGAGACGGGTGGAGAATCGGGAATCCCGTGTCGCTTTAAAAATAAAACAAAATGCCTGAAGGAATAAAGGTAAGAGCAATGAATAATTCCATACAGTGTAAATTAACCTACACTGATAGCAATGGGAAGAAGAGGGTCACGGGAAAGACATTAGGGTTTCCTGAAAATGGACATGGCTACGATATAGAGGTAGTCAAAAATTTTCTAAGAGATATTGAAGACGAGTTTAACGAATTCTATAACCAGAACTAATGACCGCAACAGTAGTATACGATTTAGATAAAATCCAGGACAAACATGAATTTATGATGTCTATGCGTTCTGGTGAGTATGTTTCCTTAATGGTTAACTTCGGGTATAAACTTGGTGAGTTACGAGATAGTGGAAAAGGTTTAGATGAAGCTATGATTGCATACCAAAGCATGTTGGCAGCAACGGGAATCATGTATCCTCAAGATCAAGGAGGCGAAGAGCCTTTGTTATAATTAAATTGTGGGGTGGAGCAGTTGGTAGCTCGCCAGACTCATAATCTGGAGGTCGTAGGTTCGAGTCCTGCCCCCGCTACTACTAAGAAAAGGTTAGGAAACCGGAGTTATAATTATTCCTCCTAGAAATAGGTGTAGGTTTTCTCAAGGCCCTGACCCAGAAATAAAGATGTTAGTATAGTGGGATTACACTGGGTACACAGGCACGCAACTATAGGCGTGCGCGAAGAGTTCGATTCTCTCACATCTTTAGATAAACCTTTGGAGGTTGTATAGGCAAACCTCCGCCCTTTAAAAAAGCATTTAAAACATATCAAATTAACAAATCATGAAAGCATTTAGAACTCTTGTATACATCCTACTTGGGGCTGTTGTTATCTGGGCAGGTGTAAACTTCTTTTCAGGTTCAGCTGAACCAACGGAACAACCAGTAGAACTTATTGATTCTACAGCTGTAGATACATCAGTAACTACTCCAGATAGCGTAAGTACTACGGTAACTGAGTAAAAAATGGGGGTGACAGGTTTCGATCTCATTAGTTGGCACAAGTAAATAAACGGCAATATTACCTATTCAGAAGTGGCCGAAATGGCTATTATCGACGAGCCTTATGAGTCTTTAGAAGACACAGAGGCCGGGGAATTAATGACATCATTCCTCGATTACCAAGTTGTGGAAGACACAGCAGATGTTGAGTGCATTTTTGCTTAATTAAACGTTAGTATTTTTTTCCAGCCTTTAAGCTAATGGGAGACGGGGCTTCGATGCCCCCACCTCCACCAACGTTGACTAGGGCCAGGTCAAGCCTCTTCAATCGAACGTAACCTGGTCCATGTTTTAAAAACAAAAAACACATGTTAAGAAGAACTTATAAAGACGATCTTCAGGTAAGAATTGTAGATAACTGTTTGGAAGTTACTTGTACATTTATAGATGTGTATGGAAGAGCTAGAGATTATGGCAAACGAATATCCATAGAAAAGCCGTTAAGTGCTAAAATACTTGATGACTTTTTTGAGGACATTCTCCAAGAACTAGCTTGGATTAAAGTAACAAATTTGACAGAACTTGCAAATAAACACACAGAGCAAGAATAATGCAAATCTTAGCAATAGACCCCGCCACGGTATTTGGCTACTGCTACGGTCCTGAAATAGTAGCAACAGGTTTTCATAACCTGGGACCAGCAAAAGAATCAAAAGGAAGAAGACTCCTGGATTTCTATGCTCATCTGGAAAGACTTTTAAAAGAGTCAAACGCTGAGATGATTGCATATGAAAGACCTGCTGGAGGACACTTCACAGGTGTACAATTCCACTGCAATCTAGAAGCAATTATACTAGTACTAGCGGAATTAAACAACATCAAGGCAGTTCCAATATCTTCAAAGTCAGTGAAGAAATTCATCACTGGAAACGGGAATGCTAAGAAGCCAGAAATGGTTGCTGAAATAAAAAAGACATATCCTCATGTGAAGGATCACAATGAGGCAGATGCCATAGGAATATATCATTTTGCTCAAGAAACTATAAAAAATGTTTAGTATAATCATTATTTTTCTATTAGTCCTGTTTGTAGGATTTATAGTATCGGTCTATGGACTGGGGCTTAAAGACCTCATAGTAGGATTCTTTAAATGGATTTATAACAAATTCAAACCTTCAGATGATAGTACGCCTAAAGAATAAGAATTGTAAAAAGATTTTATGTGTGGCGCATAAAGAAAGCAACCCTAGTAGATGTAAAGGACCTACTAGGGTTCATCTTATTACATTATATAAAATAGAACCAGATGCATGCAATAGAGGGAGATCCGGAAAAAGATTTCTTTGAACAAAATCCAGAGCTTAGATACATACCTGATATTAAAAGGCAAGTAGATCGCTTTGGAGAGAAGAAAGCTGGTCATTTTATGTGGGCCGCTTACATGTTTGAAGATCCTAGATCTAAAATATACAAGGTACCAATTGACGAAAGAACTGAGATTGTGCTGAAAGGTTATCTCGCTGGAAAGGTGGATGATGCCAAAATAGAGGAATTACGAGATATCAGAGAAGCTTATCCCAGGATAATCCTGACAAAGAATCAGATATTATATAAAGGATACGCAGATAAAATAGACGAAGCAAATGTTTATATACGGTCTCTTAATTTCGATACTCATGGTGATAAGATACTTTCAATGCTCGAGAAGGTCACGAAGATGTGGCCAACATACGAAAAGATCTCAGAGAAAATGGAAGAAGAGGAGAGCGCAAACTCAGAAGTAAGAAGAGGAGTAAAAGAATCTCATAGGGAAAAACGAACTACATAATGGACTGGACTCTTATCTTAGCCTCGATCATAGGAGGGGGCGGCGCAATCTTTTCAGGATTTAAAGCTTTCTCTTCTATACCAGAAGGTTATAAAGGAGTCAAGACAACATGGGGGAAAGCCTCTAGAAACAAAGAAACAGGTGAGATTATAGTATGGGAACCTGGAGGAAAGTGGATCTGGCCCTGGAGACAGGAGGTAGAATCTCTTAGAATGGAAGGTAACTTTGTAGAACATCGTGATTTATCCATTACCTTAAAGAACAACCTCACCTATAAATTCCATGCGTTTGTTACGTATGATGTAAAAGATGACCCTGCCTCCATTGAGCATATTCTGTTCAAGATGGAGAACAGGGATCTTTTTGTTGAGAATCAGTTTATGAAAATAATTCATAAGGTTCTCCATAAGTCAGAAGAACTTGATGTTAAAAATCAATCCAATAGACTTAGAAGAGAAATGAGTGTAATTATGGAAGAGAATGGTTGGATAGTAACAGACTGTGATATTATGTTATTTACAGAAACCCCCGTCTCTCAATTTCTAAGAGGGGTGGATTATAGGATTCAGAAAGCATTAGAATATAAAGACCAGTTACCTCAAGCACTATTATGCTCAGCACTTGGAGTAAATTCAGTAGTGACTGTAGACGATGGAGAGTTTGACTGGAAAGACACAGAACAGGAATGATAGAGTTTTTTGAAGAACAAGTAGAAAATATAGAATACTGTGAAAACTGTGGATTTGATCTCAGAAGAAAAAGAGCAGGAAAAAATGTGGCGCACATCCTACCCAAACGCATCTTTAAGAGTGTCGCCACAGAACCTAAAAATGTCATGTACCTCTGTTCAACATTCGATAGACCGGATGGAAAAACAGGATGCCATGAGGCCTTCGATAGTAGTTGGAGCAAAGCTGCTTCAATGCCTATCTGGGATATTGCAAAGAAAAGAGTTGGAGAATTTAGAGACCAAGTAAAAGAATCCTCTAAGATTTTATGGTATTTCGATGAGTGATGGACCTATAAGGCTATTCCCAGAACTTTATAATATCTCGGATTTCTTGTGTAAGGATCATCCTAACCATCATCCAGATACATATAAGTATATAGATTACTGGGAGAAACAAGAAAAACTCTGCTTGGAGGGCAAGTGGGGAAGGGATTACGATGAAGAAAAAAAGCTCGGCGGTTATAGATACATGCCGGGCTTCCTGTATTTCTATATCAACATGTGGACGATCCTGCAAACGGAGAGAAAACAGAGGGTGCGTATTTCGCCAAACCTTAGAGATGTAGAGTGGCTTTTGAGTTATGCATGGCTAAAGGCAAGAGGCTTCTCTGGCTTTGAAGATGACACAGTGTACTCCTCACATGAGGCCTTGTTATCAGACATGACTGACGAAGAGATCTATGTTAACTTTATTAAAGACTCCAATCCAGAAGTGGAGGAGATGAACCAAAAGAACATCTACCATGAAGGAAATAGGAAACAATATATAGACTGTTTTGAATATCTTAAAAGGACTCATGACAAGCCACTAGGGCGACCTATATACGGGAACACCGCAAGAAACTTAATGATTTTAGGATCTCGTAACTTTGGTAAGAGCTTCTTTACATCAGGGGCCATTATTGGCCATGAGTTCTTTTTTGATGGGCACAAGTACTATGACTATAATTATCTCAATAAACCAAATGAGATCAGTATATTTGTAGGAGCCTTTGCTTCAGATAAATCGTCAGAATTATTGACGATGTTTAAGAACGGAGCTTCTAATATGCCAGGATCCTGGGGATCAGGTGACGATTATAGACCAAGTTATTTCTATAAAAATACCACAGGTACCCTAAATCCTAACAACAAACAGCAAGCTTACAGACACACCTATAAAGCAAAAGAAGGGGGTATCTGGAAAGAAAAGGGATCAAAGAGTGCGATTTATCATGGGGTTTATACTGTGGATAATCCACAAGTAGCTGTAGGTTCTCGTTATACTGTGATGATCCTTGAGGAGATAGGTCTCTTCAGAAACTTCCTGGCCTCTATCGGTTCTAATGAACTTTGTATAGCGGACGGTATTGATAGATTCGGATCTACTGTAGCCATCGGAACTGGTGGTAATATGGAGACAATTACCGAAGCTAGGATCGTTTTTTATGATCCAGATAGTTACGGTTTTGTTGGGTTTAGTAATAATTTCGAACCTGGAGAAAAGAAAACAGGGTTGTTTATTCCTGCATACTACGCTCTTAATAAATTTAAGGACGAGAAAGGAAATACCAACATTCAAGCAGCCTATGACTCTTTACAGAAAGTAAGAGAAAAGAAAAGAAAAGCAAGTACGAGTATGGCCATCAATGATGAGTTGATGTCCAGGCCAATGGTTCCCTCGGAAATGTTCTTGTCGAATACGTTCTCCAACTTCCCAATTGCTGACTTACGTGAAAGGCTTTCACAATTAGAAAGTACTGACGAATTTAGCGATTCAGCGGATATTGGAGAATTGGCATTTGTAGACAGGGAGAGAAAGGAAGTTAAATGGTACAGGGATGTGGGTAGGTTGATGAATCCAATTATATCAACCAGCATGGATCAGTACAGGGGAGATTATTCAGGAGCTACAATTATATATGAGCATCCTATTGATAAGATGCCAGATACTACATTCACCAGGTCCTTGTACAAAGTAGTCTATGACCCAGTCAAAGATGATAAGTTTGGTACCTCTTTAGGATCCATTCTGGTCTATAAAGGGTTTCAAACAGAGGGCTCTTGGGAAGGAACTCTTCAGGATAACATCGTTGCTGAATGTATAATGCGTACAGACAACACAGAGGATCTACATGATGCTGCTATAAAGTTAGCGCTTTATTATAATGCTAAGATCTTGGTAGAAAATGACATACCTGACTTTATAAGGTATTGTAAAAGACTGGGCTTGTATTATATATTGCAACCAACGCCAACAGAAGCTATTACCCGTGTACTTAAGAGCAGTACTCAAAAGTATGAAGTAGGGGTTAGAATGGTTCCTGGTTTAGGGGTGCAATGTGAACAGCTAATAGCCAACTGGTTAAACCTCCCATTTAAAGAAGATATGGGAAGATTGTATAATAACTGCTTTAAACTCAAATCAAAGAGACTTATAGAGGAGCTTATAAACTACAAGCGAGAAGGCAACTTCGACCACGTTTCCTCTCTAAAAATACTTATGCTGTGGCTATCACAAGAGATAGACATAACCCCAGAAGAGAAAGAAAGAAGAAAGGATATCTACCTAAACTTGAAGAAAAAGCTTCACAGTTCTAGGAGAGATAATAGAATGAGTTATGTTAAAGAAATCTTCTACAGCTACTAATTATGAATAAATTTAATATTGATCCTTTCGATGGGTACGGTTTTCGTCTAAGCTGGACGAAGAAAAAAGCAAATGATTATCAGTGGGCTAAAGACATGGCCGACTTTTATGATGGGTTTTTTAGCTTTCGTGAAAGACAGGATGATAAAAGACGCCTTAAGATAAATTACGATTTATTTAATGGTAGAAGTCCGCATCTTGAAGAATATAGAAACTTCTTCTCACAATATAATTATGGTGAGGATGGTAAATATTCTGAGATGATTGCTCAATATGATCAAATAGAGCATCACCCAATCATCGACCAGATCGCAAAAGCAATGGTCGGAGAGAGGCGTAGACGAAGAATAAATCCTAAGGTGAAGGATATGAGCCTTACTGCCAAGAATCAAAGAAAGGCAAAACAGGTAGATCTTATCAAAAGGTTGTTTAAAACAACAATCATAGATCCAGTTAGGGCCGAGGTACTAAAATCCTTGAATCAAGACGGAAAGCAGCTATCTCCAGAACAGGCTCAAGAACTACAGGCTCAGGCAGATTCTCAAGCACAGACCATGATACTTGAGGAGATCAAGGATTACATGGAGAACGATTTCTATCTTCCTACTGATGTAGAAGGACAGAGAATGTTAGAGCATTGGATGAATGTCAACGACGTAGAGAATATTACAGTCGAGGGATTTAAGCACGCTCTTATTACTGGAAAAGAAGTATATAGATTGGGGATTAGGAACTTTAAGCCTTTTATGGAATTAACAAATCCAATGGGCTTATCTTATTATTTATCCCCAAATAAACACAATATAGAGGACTCTGAGTGGGTGAAGTATGAACAAGACATCACTGTACCAGAGTTTTTTGATATGTTCGGAAATGTTCTAAAACCTAAACATCTTAAGCAGTTAGATTCGCTAGTAGATGTTGGCGGAAGAACTCATGGACAAAACTCTAATGTAGAGTCACAGCTAGTATCTGTTATTTCAAATGATCCTAGAGTAAAGAGAGGAGAGATTGACCAGAGAAATAGTGCTGGTCAAGGATACCTAAAACAAGTCTATGGAGGCTTAAAAGCTTATAACTCAAAGACTATCTTAAGACATGCGCACATAGCGTTTGTTGCTCAGAGAATGATGTACTATGTATATAGGACAAATGAAGAGGGTAAGATGGTGCATGAGTGGTTTGATGAGCATTATACTCCAAGTAAGATAAATGGAGATGTTTCCTGGAAAGTAGTTTGGGTAAATCAGATCTGGCAAGTAGATAAGATAGGAGACGGAGACGATGCTCTCTATCTAAATATAGGTCCAGTAGAGGGACAGTATTTATCACCAGATGATCCTTTTAATCCTAAGATGCCTTATATAGGTTCAGAGTACTCCAGGCTTATGGGGAACTCTAGAAATGTGGCTATCATGGATTTAGGAAAGCCTTGGCAGTACAAGTTTAATGTACAAATGGCCAGGCTCCAAGAAATGGACGCTACCGACCTTGGCAATGTGTTGTTGATGGTCCAGCAAGCAATCCCTAAGGATTGGGATCCTATTGATTTTTATGGCTATTTAAAGCACTATAAGATAGGACTTCTGGATCTTCAACAAGAAGGAGTAGGCCCTAATGATGTCAATGCTATTAAGAATGTAGACCTTTCTAATAGAAATGAGAAGCAGTCTACTATTGCATATCTAGAATTTTTGAAAGATAACATCGCTAAGTCGATGTACTATAATCCTTCAAGGCTCGGGCAGATTAGTCCATACTTACCAGTTACCAATAACCAGCAGAACATTCTACAATCATCTGCGCAGACTGAGGATATATACTCTATTCATAATGCTATCATAGAAAGAGCCCTCAACGCGCTGATAGATAATGCAAGACTCTGTTACTATATGAGTCCTCAGCAGTATGAGTTTATACTTGATGATGCTCAAATGGCTCATCTAAATGTTTCCGAAGAACTCTTTAAAAACTCAAAACTAGGAGTAAAAGTAGCCAACCAATCAGAGGACGACATCAACATGCAGGCGATTAAGGAATTTATTCCATACTTCCTACAAGCTGATAAGATCGACTTTGAAGATACTGCCAAGTTGCTCTGGGCCAAGAATGGTTCAGAAATCCTTAATATAGCCAAGAAGGGAGATAAGAAGGCAGAGAACAAGGGCAAGGCAATGGCAGAACAAGAACAACAACTACTGGCCCAAAAAGCAGAGCAGGATGAGAGAATGTTAAGACTCGAAGCCCAGCTAGCCATGATGACACAGGCCGTAGAGCATGACACCAATCAGAATAATATCAACGAAAAGGTAGAACGCGAGATGGTTAAAATTAAGTACGCACAGCAGAATGATGAGAAGAATCGTCAGTCAGCAGAACGTATTGCCGCCATGCAAGCTAGGATTCAGGAGAAGAAAATCGCTGCTGATGAACGTATGAATGCCTACACAGTAAATAATAGGCCAAAACCAAAGTCGTAATATTCTATAGGGAGGTTTAAAAATATTATAACTTCCCTCTAGTAGTATTGTTTTTATAACTTAAATGTATTATCTTTAACCTTATAGCACTATGCCATCAGTAATAGCAAAAGAAGTCTACTCCTCCAGTCCCTTTAATTTTGGGGCACCTAGAGAGGTAGTTTTAGACACAGAAGAAGTTGTTAACGAACCTTTAGAAACATTAGAGGAGCCTACCCCAATACCATCCTCATCCCCCAAATCACAAGAAAAGCAGGATAAACAAGATGGTTACGGGTATGCTGATTCTGATGTTGATGAGGATTATCAAGACGATGATGAATTCCAAGACCCCGATGAAGGCGGTCAAGAAGAGCCTCAACGTCAAGAAATTGAGATTAACGAAGAAGAAGCAGTTGCCTCTCTAAGAGAAGCTTTTATTAGTTTAGGCTTTGTTAACGACGATAAAGAAATAGACAATCCTGCCAGTGTGGCTGACTTCCTGGTGAAGTATGAGAAGCTAAAAGCTACCAAAATTGAAGAAGCTCTCAAGGATGATTATAAGAAAACATACTCTGAAGAGAAAATAAAGTATGTTGATTTTCTTATGAATGGTGGTAGCCCAGAGGCTATTTCCTCTTACTATACAATTGCTAATCTTCCAATCGAGGACGAGCATGCAGATAGAGAAAACATTAAAGCCCTAGTCTTAGCAATGCATAAAGACAGAGGCCTTAATGACAAGAAGGCCCTTACTCTTTATAATACAGCGTATGATGAAGGGGATGATCTAAATGAAGCAAAAGAAGCAAAAGCATACTTTCGAAAGAAACACGATGCTCAGCTTAAAGTTATTGAAGATCAAAAAGAAGCCGAAAGACAAGAGATCGTAAGACAGAACGATGAAAATGCAGCTCGTTTAAAGGGGCTTCTGAAGTCTAGAAATATCGAAGGCATTCAGATTACCGAAGACGAAGCAAAGGATTTAGAGTCTTACATGTTCTCAAAAAATGTAATTACTGACGTAGACGATCCAGAAACAGGATTGACGTATAAAGGAAAGGTAAGTCAATATTATCTTGAATATCAGAACTTTATGCAACAACCCGATGCTTTGATCAAACTCGCTAGATTTATAAAAAACAACGGAAAGGTTGAGGATCAGAAGGAAAGAATGAAAGAAGAAGTAAATCGTGAATTGATTGTTAAGCTCAATGGGTTTAATTCCAAATCACGACAGAATCAACCTAGAAAAAGAAATGCTTTTTTAACTTAATAACAAATGAGACGAAATATTAGTCAATTTAAGGTTTACGAAGAGTCCACTAAACAAAACAAGTATTGGGCTAACTACGCCGATGAGAACGTGCTGTTGCTCACTCATCCGCTTACAAAAAATTGGGTGGATTTGACCGAATCTCCAATTGATTATGTTACCTCAGCGAGCCCCAGTTTGTCAGGCAAGAGAACCTTGCTTACCGATCTGTTGCAAGCATCAGGTAACGTACGTACTGTAGATCAGGAGAATATCTACTGGAAGCTTAAAGCTACCGGTGAGGTACAAGCTCTCGCACTGGAAAATCTAAATCCAGGCGTAGTTTCTCCAGGTATCCAAGGTACAGAGTTCCCTATCAAGCTAGATGTTGAATGGTTTGTTCCTGGTGATGTACTGTGTACAGACATCGCTAAGAGCCATCAAGTAATCGTTCAAGGATCAGAGGCTGTAGGAGATGGAATCGGTTTTATCTATAACGTTGTATACGCAGGTAATCTTGAAGATTCCTTCCCGCCTGAGCTTCTTGAAGCTGGCTTGAACTGGATCAAGATTGACTCTGTATACGGTGAAGGTTCTGAGCAATATGGCTCTACTATCTTCGGAGGTATGTCTTGGGTGGAATTTGCTTCCACTATGACAGACTACGGTAAGACTGTAGAAGTAACCAACAAAGCTCATAATCTGAATTTGAGAGTCCGCGCAGTTGATGACAACGGCCTGGCAATGGAAGAATATCCAGATCAAATTATATCCTATATTGAGGCTGAATTCCTCGCCCAAATCAAATGGGAGAAAGAATTGAGGTCTTGGTTTGGTAGAAGTGCAGGTAAGCATATTCTCGATACTAGTATCGGAAATCATCGTAGAGTAGGCCCTGGGGTACTCGAATTCCTTGAAAGAGGTAATAGATTCGAATTCCCATTGAATGGTCTTACGATTGATCTATTTGCTCAATTCCTGAACTCCACAGCTTTTGACAGAATTGATTACAATCAAAGAAACTGGACCCTTATTACAGGTACCGGTGGTTTGATTGAGTGGAATAAGCTCGTAACAAGAGAGTTTGCAAATAGCACAGTGAAGTCTGACTTCAATGCATTTGTAGGCCCAGGTACGTCTTACGATCCATCCAACTATAAGGGTTATAAATTCTCTACTGGTTACTTTACAGAATTCAATCTATTCCCATTCGGCTCGATCAAGGTTGTGCATATGCCGATCCTTGACAGCATGTATCTGAATGGAGGTCTTCTGCACCCAGACACAGGTATGCCGTTGTCTAGCTACGAATTCTTCGTACTTGATATTGGTTTCGGTAACGCTGGTAAGGGTAACGTAGAATTACTTAAACTTAGAGATTCCGAACTATTCACATATGTATGTGGTACTTGGTCTCCTAACGGTCCTATCAACTCAAGAACCAGCACTGGTCCATTTGTTGCTACAGGTCCTCAGAGAAGATATCAACTCTTCTACGCTTCTTCTGAAGGTGCGAGAGTAAAAGATATCACCAAGGCTGCTGTGTTTAGCCCGGCTGTACAAGCATAAAAACACTTAAAAATAACTATGGCATCAACTATTATTGCACCTAAAAAGGGAGAAAATTCTCTCTTAAAAGGGGCCAAGAAAGTTTACAAGAAACTTGGCGAAGGAGAAATTATGAACATGGAAGGAGGGAAAGTTATTGGCGAATGGAATAACCAAGAGCTTCCCTCCACTGTCCAAGGCCGCAGAATCCGCTGGTCACTTAGCAAGCACAGATGGCTTCTCTTAGATGAGAACCAGAAAGAACTTAGCCAAGAGGCCCTTGATGAATTGGTCCAAGGTTCTTACTTAACGTATGAAGAAGGTCCTAACAAAGGCCAACTGATTACTACAGCAAACCCGAATAACGGGAAGGATCCTTTTTTCAATCATTCACTGCTTAACACTATGTTAAGAGAAGGAAATGGCAAATTGGACAAGGATGTTAACAAAAAGGACAAACTGTTGGTTTATGGACTGAGAGGTCATAATGATGTAGGCACTGCAAAAGAGGGCAATACATCTGGACGTATCAGATACGTACTTAGTGATAAGGGCGAAGAGACGAACAGTGCTGTTGAGATTATGAAGAAGTCACAACTTGCTTCCAAATATTTGGAGAATCTTACTGATAGTAAGAGGCTAGTAGTGGCCAAGATCATGGGTCTTGGAGTTAACAACAGTTCAAACAGAGATACTGTAGACTTGGCTTTGTATAACGCAACAAAGACCTCTACTAAGAAAACCACAGAGGGCATTACCTTGCAGGAATTGTTTATCAAGATCTGCCAAATGGACTCCGAGGAACTTAATTTGAGACATCTAATTGCGCAAGCAAAAGACAACCGAGTTATCAAATTGACAAAAACTGGCTATACCTTTAACGGTAGCAGAATTGCATCTACTGACTCTGGTCTTTATGATTACTTCAAAAAGCCAGATAATCATGAAATCTTGCTTTCGCTGGAAACAGCAATGGGTAGGGTTTTACCTGTAGAAAGAGATGACGAAATCAACTAAGTTACAAAGTGAGTTTGTTAGAAGGTTTAATAGAATCAATTCTGGAAGTCAGAGATACGTCTCTGCTCCGGAAATTGACTCTTACCTTAACGAGGCTCTCCAGATGTTCTTCGAGAACAGGGTTCCTCTATACAAAACTAGCAATCTTGCCAAGCAAGAACTTAGGATTTTAGAGGAAAAGAACATTTGTTTTTCCTGTCAGCAATTTGATAACAGAAGCGTTTATTTCGAACTGCCTGAGAATTATTATAAGATTCTAAGGGCAGAGGCTTTTATTCAATGTCCAGAGTGCCCTGAGATTTCAGCAAACACCCAGGAGATAATGAATCATGACGTTAGCGAGATTCTTAGAGATCCTAATTGGATCCCTAGTTATAACTACGCAGAAACGTATTATGAGATGGCAGGCAATAAAGTGATTATATATCACAATAATGCCTTCGAAATCAACAGAGTATGTATTGATTACCTGAGAAAACCGAAGCCTATTGCGACTCCTTCATTAGCATATAACGGGAGTTATATAGATGGAAACGGGGATCTCATCTCGGTAGACTCCGATTTAGAGTTAGATGTAGAAAGAAAGATTGCAGATTTAGCCGTATTGATTGCCTCTAGAGATCTATCAGATTTTCCAGAGTTTCAATCTCAGGCAGAAAAAATCATGCAAACAGAAAGAATTTATATATCTTAAATATTTATTTAACTTTTTAACAAAATAAACAATGAGAAAAGTTCGTGAAAACATTCTCGTGACGAAAGGCAACTACGCAATTTTTGCTGCTGGTCAAAATGTGTTCTCGGATCCAGATCCTATCTATGGTGGTCCTACCATTGTACCAGTTGATGGTCAGTTGGTAGTATATGATAACCACTCAGGAGTGTCTTTGGATCAAGCTTCCGTACTTGGAAGACCCAATATCAGTGTCGCTACGGCACATGATACGGATGGCGACGGCATGGCCAACTATCTGAGAAAGGCTTTTGGTGATAAGATCTGGGGTGACTACGTAAGTGCGTTCACTGCAGAACCATCCAGATGTGCAATCAATGAGGTTGTCGATGTCTTGTTTAGCTGTACACATTGCAATGAGCCTTATACAGTAACTGTTGTTATTGAAGATAATGAGACTCAAAATCAATATCCTCTTAAGAGACATGAGGAAATTCCAGTCACAGTAAGTGAAACATGTTGCAGCTGTGCTGATTGTCCAGAAGACTCCGACACTGCTTGTCAAATTGCTCAACGCTTTGTGGATGAGATTAATGGTGTTACAAACACCGATCCTCTTAAGAGCCCTACATTCTCCCGCAGGAGAATTAAACCACCTGTTACAGCTGTAAGGTTGTTCGGTGGCGCAGGTGCTTCAAAACAATACTGTTTTGACCCTGTAGTTACAGATGGTTGCACAAACTGTGTAGCTATCGACCTTATCTATTCATTCAAATATGATATTGGTGAGGGTGTAGTAGAATATGTGTTTACAGGTAATGTAGATCCATCAGATTCTGGCCAGACCTTGATCGCACAGATGAAAAATATTGTGCGTCAAATCAATATCCAATTAGCGGGTAGAGGTTCTGCTATTCTTCGTAGAGGAGTAGGTAAGTGCTGCCCAATCACGCTAGAGATCAATTCCTGCGCAGCAGTAACTCTTCAGAGTGCAAACGATGTTGATATCGCTCCTTGCGCTTCAATCAACCCACTGGCTCCGATCGAGACTGGTGAGACTTGCTTGAATTGCACAGGCGATCCAGCACCAACAACTACATTTGAATATGGCTTCAGAGTATTTGCCGATGATGTAGAAATTCCAGATACTACTTGCTTCCCACCTAATCCGGTGAAGGGCAATTTAGTAAGAAAAGTGGATATTTATCCTTCTGGTGGTTTCTCATGTGGCGGTACTTATGTAAGAAAAGTACAAAAAGCACAGCATCCAGACGGTCTAGGATACCAGTGGCAGTGGAGAGATTACGCTTCCGCTACAGGTGGTTCTGGTAGAGAGCATCAACCATTTAACAAAAACTATGGTCCGCTTAGACTCCCAGGAAATGAATCAAGAGCGAAAGCTACCTTGGTTAATCCTAATACCGAATACTGCTCCTATGTCATTGAGCATGGATTACCTCATACCAACACTGGTGTAAGTGATGCATTCAGAGTGGCTAGAGGTCGTACTGTAATTCTCGTCCCTAGTGCAGATACTGTAACTCAAGCCAGCGTTGAGTTGGTTCTTGGGTCTTATATTAGTTCAGCTAATAACCCAGTTACACAATCTGCCATCTGCGGAACAGACCAAGACCAGGTACAAAACTCTGGTACTGAACCTAATCTTGTAGAAGGATACCGAGACGCAAACGGTATGATATACTAATATTATTTCATTGGCACCGATGAAAAAGATCTTTCTTCTTCTTTCGCTACTGGTTTCGCCAAGGGTGTTTTTAGAGGGGGGCCAAAATCCCCCTCCTTTTTCCCCTGTATCTGATGATATTCTCATTGGAACGATACACGTGTATGCAAATGGGGCTGACGATTATGAAACTTTCTATGTAACTGTGGAAAGTTTTTACTCATTAAATATACCACCACAAGGAGTGGTGTTAATGGTCGCCGATACTTATAAAGAGTTAGTGTGCAATTATTGTAGAACTGCTGCAGAAGATGGTATGCAAATCATATCACCCGCAGACTTAAATCAAACAAACAATGGCAAAAGGAAAATATAAAATTCTAGACGAAACACTCTTCACAGTTAATCAAAAAACAGGCCAAAGAGAACTCAAGCATGAGTATCTCGAGCAGGTAATGGATGAAATCGCAGAATGTTTTGGCGGATATAGTGTCTGTAGAGGCGGTCTTATTCTGATCGACACAGTTACAGGTGCAAAAAGACTAATCACCTCAGCAAGTGGAGTAACAACCAATACACTGATAACAGACTAATAAATGGCTTGCAATAGTTGTATAAAAGGTAATTACGACTTTATTGTAAAAGAAATAGACAGTAGTGCTTTTTTATATCAAGATATTAGCACCTGGCAAGAAGGAACAAACTTCTGTGTGCCAGAATCCTACAAAGTAGCCATTTACTTTCCAGGAAATTCAGATCCTGTATATACTAATTTTTCTACCAATCTTTTAAATAAAGTTACTCTAGAGTCTCTAGGGGTGGAAAACCTATACCCAAAAATCAAAGATGGGGTTTACTACTTTGGGATAGAGGAAGGGAGCGAGGGCTATTGTGGCGTCGCTTTTAGAAGATCTGCAGCTATTATCCCATCGTTACAATGCTGTTTTGACAAAGCCTTCCTTAAATATGCGCTCTTTAGAAAAGATGAAATAAAGCATATTGAATTCTTAATTAGATCAGTCAGATTAAATGCCCTGGTAGGAAACATTCAAATGTCGGAAGACTATTATGATCTAGCCAAGAGTGCCTTAATGAAACTTGACTGCGATTGTTCATTTTAATAAATTAAAAATATAATGGGTTGCTGTCCTGGAAGAAATACCACACCATCTAGCCCTTCGTGTACAACAAACTGCTTTAGAGCTACCAACGTAACACTTTCGTGTAATGCGTTGACTCCAGTAGCTTGTGGTGGAACATACACACGAAATCTCGCAGATGATAATTCAGACATTGCTGGTTGCTCTAATACAGAGGGGGCCTGTAATGTTGTATATCAATTACTCTCTTTTTCAGCCCACTTTAGTGCAGTTACGTTAAGCTCCGCAGGGGCTCTTGTAGCGACTAGAGCTAGTGGTGCTGACCCAAATACTTTGGGAACTATAAGATACAGAATCTATTGCGACTGTAATAATTACTCAGCAACAGGTAGAGTATATGTCTGCATAGATAACCTTTGCGCAAATGTGCTTTGTCCAGAAGATGAATATTGCACACAATGTAGTGGATGCCAAGCTGTTGTACCTAATGCTATCTTAACATAATGGGAAACTTAATACAAACAGGAACCATCATAACCCTTCCGCCTTTTGAGTTGACAATAGATGTTAACTATGCGGGAGTGCTTACTACATTTACATATCCAGCGGGGACTGCTTTCGACAGTGTTGTTTCATTGAATGATGGGGTCATGAATGGGCCTGGAAGTCAGTGGACAATTGCTAATTATGTTAAGGATTTTACATCAAGTATTACTATTAATGTAGAGGTTACTGATGTAGACGCTTTTTCCGCATTATCCTATGAGGATCGTAAAGTAGTAGGTGATACTACAAACCTCACAGGAGAGATCCAGTTGTTAGACAATGTAGCAGAAAAACTTATAGAAGGAATAACTTGTGTTGATGTAAATGATTGTGTTTCTTCCGGCTTGGTTGAATATGCATCAATGATCGACGCTGTGGCTGACTTGGGTTCAGGAGCTACTTTTATAGCGGCAGAGGTTAATCTTCATGGTTGGCCATATAGGGCCAAATTTGTAACTCCATAATAAAATAATTAAATGGCTATATTAAGAAGTACCGGTGTGTTAGTAGTAGATGCTATCCCGGTCCATACCCCCGTAGACGACCAAGCAATACTGGCTTGGAACGAAGTGGGAAATATGTATTATTATTACGATGGCGCATCTTGGCAGACATTGATTGTCCCAGATGTGTCTGATACTGCTTATGATGCCACTAGTTGGAATGGAGTAACCGATATAGCTCCTAGTAAAAATGCTGTACGAGATATTATCGAATCTCTGATTGCTGGTGTTTTACCTGATGGAGATTATGGGGACATAACTGTATCAGGCGGTGGAACAGTAATTACTGTTGATAATGCTGCAATTACTTTTGCCAAAATACAAAATATTACGACTGATCGCATTTTAGGTAGAGATACAGCAGCTTCTGGCGTAATAGAAGAACTTACAGTAACTGGAGGTATTGAATTTACAGGTACTGGAGGTATTCAAAGAAGTGCTTTAGCTGGTGGAGATGTTACTTCTCCTGCTGGAAGTGCTGTTTTGACAATCTCTAATGATGCTGTAGATTTTAATAAAATTCAAAATGTATCTACGGATAGGGTACTTGGTAGAGATACTGCCGCATCTGGAAATATAGAAGAGCTTACAATAGGAGGAGGCCTTGAATTTACAGGCACAGGAGGCCTACAGACCAGTGCATTTACAGGAGATGTAACTAAAGCAGCTGGAGGCACAGCCCTTACTATTCCTAACAATACTGTTTCTTACCCTAAAATACAGAATGTATCTGCAACAGATCGTCTATTAGGACGTGTAAGTGCTGGGGCAGGGGATATAGAAGAAGTTGTATTCACTGATTTTGCACAGTCTATATTAGATGATGTAGATGAAGCAACTTTCAAAGCAACTGTTAACCTAGAGATAGGAACTGACGTACAAGCTGCAGATTCTACACTTACAGCCTTGGCTGGGCTTAATGCTACAGCTGGAGTAGTTGTGCAAACAGCTGCTGATACTTTTACAAAAAGAACATTAACAGAGACTGCAAATGAAATAACCATCACAAATCCAGATGGTGTTGCAGGAAATCCTATATTTTCGTTACCTTCTACTATTGATTTAGGAGGTAAAACATCCTTAGAAATACCAAACTCAGCGGCTCCTACTGTAAACGCAGATGGAGAAATAGCCGTAGATACGACTGTAGCTGACTTTAGTCATGGTCTTATCAAGTATTTCGCCACAGAAGAACTAGCGGTTATCGCTGTTCCAGTTGGAGAATTAACAGGAATGGCTGATGGTGATGTTATAAAATATAATGCAACTGCTGATGAATTCCAACTAGCACCAGAAACAGCGGGGGCAACCCCAACAATACAGCAAGTATTGGATGCTGGAAGTACTCTGACAACTAGCGAGGCTATTTCTACAGGAGCAAACACATTAACAATTCAAACAGCTACGGCTGCCGTTAACCCATTAGCTGTAGCCTCTACTACAGGGATTGCTGTATCTGCCTCTGCAACAACTGGCAAAGCCATAAATGCAGCTGTAACAGGTTCAGATGTAGCCATTAATGCTACAAAAGTGACAGCAACTACAAATGCTGTTCTCCCGATGTTGGCTGTTTCTGCACAAAGTTCAGGAACCGCAGCAAACGGTTTAGGGGCTGCAATAGATATGTATATCGAGGATGATGGAGGTTCTACCCCAAATGCCGCAAGACTAAAAGCAGTTACAACAACTGCAACAGCCGCTTCGTATACCTCTAGATTTGCTATTGAGGTCCAAAACAGTACATCATTAGAAGAAAAAGCTTCTTTTGAGGGTGATGGTCAGGTAATATTTAGTGATTATGGAGGAGGTACTTTTATAGGAACTCCTACAGGTATACTTCAGGTAACATCTGGCGGTAGAATAATTGAGAATCAAACCCCAATTCCTGTTATTTACAAAGCTAGAATATCTCAAGCGTTAGCTGCAGATCCTTTAGTAAGCGCAGGAAATCTAGGCTCAAATACATTAGGTGAGGTTCCAGTATTCTCAAGAACTGGAGTGGGTACTTATGAATTAGGTATAACTGGTACATTATTTACAGGTAAAACAAATGTACAGGCCACTCTCTGTTTAAATGCCGACCCTGAAACTGTAAAGGTAGAGGTAACAGCAACAAATAAGATAAGTATTTCCACTTTTTCAGCGGCAGTAGCTGATGATCTTGATGGAGATTTAATGATTTCAATAGAAATATATCCATAATGGGAGACTTTTCAAATGTTCCTTATTTTGAATTTCAGAACCTAAAGAAGTTGGTAAAACAACTTCTGAGGTCAGTATCTTACTTATCTGAGAATGATGAGTTTGGTATAACTACCTTATCCCCACCAGTACTGGCACCAACAGGATGCGATCCTTCAGTTCTTGTTAATTTAACAACTCAAGAAATATGGGGTTGGGATGGAGATTCTTGGGAAGTAATAGGATCAACAGGAGGTGGATTTTTCTTTTCTAGTGTAGCTTCCGCCGAAACTACCCAAAATGCAAATAGTAATAATTTTAGCCTTGAGGGTGTAAATCATCTTAATATAGATGCCTTAACTGCTTTAATTCAAGGAACTAACTACCTCCAACTTCAATCAAGTTCTGGAGGAAATGTTATTCTTTTAGATGATGATACAGGTATACGTATTCAATCAGAAGCTGATGTTCGTCTAGCTAGTGCTACATCACAGTTTAATTTTTTAACAACTGCTGGAGCTTTATCGCTTCCGACACAAGATAACGCAGTACTAAGTGTACTTGGTGTAAACACAACAACAGGAAGAGTCTATACAAGAACAGTTGCCTCATTAGGAGGGGCTGATACTAACTTTGCAGCCAATAATCTAACGTTTACAGGAAATAGAACACACACAGGATCAAATACCTATGGAGTAACTATAGGTAATATGGTTGATATAAACCTGAACACAGGCGCCAGTAACCAATCTATCACCTTGGATAATACTGGTAATGGTATTCAGCTAGTCTCTGATTCTACTGTTAATTCTTATGTGGATGTAGGAGGTGGAGTCACTGGTGGTTTAGCTGTAAGTGGTGGAGTAATATCTATATATGCAGATGCTGGAGTTGAGGCAAATGGTATAAATATGATTCCAGGTATATTAGGTTTACAATTTAGAGACAGTCAGGGTTATTATAACTTTGATGCAACGGGGGGTAGCCTACTTCCTTCCTTAGATGATGTTGGCGAGCCTTTTGAAGGGGCGTCAGTTAGAATGTTGACTGTAGATGCTGATGGTAGGATTCTTAGAAAAGCACTTCCTATAGCGAGTGATAATATAGCAACTGCTGATCTTACCTTTTCAAGTGGGAATAGAAGTCATGATTTAAATACCAATAGTTTACAATTTACTAATGGTAATACTTTTAAAGTTAATACTTCCTCTAATATAGAGGCAAAGGTAATAGGTGGCGGTGGAGAAACAGCTGAATTTAATGCGGGTATAGGTTATTCCTATATAAACGGTATCGATGGGGCAGAAGTTGCCTCTGTGTTAGCTGATGCAACTGGTGGAGGAATTACGTTAACCTCTACATCGGGAATATACTCAATAGCAGGACTTCCTACATATGCTGACGATACAGCCGCAGGAGCAGGAGGACTAGCAGCTGGTAGAATATATAAAACATCTACGGGTGTAATGATGGTTAAATTATAAAAAATAAACAATGTCAAAATCTAACGCAACAGAAGTAGATCTTTTAGCTAAAGTATTCAAAGCAACAGCTTTGCCTTGGGATGCTGAGACTGATTTGCAAATTCATTTGCATGTTGGTGATCCAGGAGAAGCTGGAACAACAGCTACTTCTCCAGCAACATACACCTCCTACGCTCCTGTAACAGTAGCTAGGTCGGGCGCCCAATGGACAGGTACAAATCCACTTAGTAACACAAACGTTATTACATTTCCACAATGTACCGGCGGTACAAACACTATTACTCATGTTAGTATTAGTTGTGATGGAGATACTCAAATCCTATACTCAGGAGCTTTGAATAGCTCCCTGTCAGTATCAAACCTTATTCAGCCGCTTTTTGCTGCTGGAGCTTTAACAATAGCAGAAGATTAATGAAATATTATTGCAGTAGTTGTGGATTAGCGGTAATAGTCTTACCTGAACAAGAACCTATAAAGGCTTGTAAGTGTGAGGCTCCTATATATGCTAATGCAGAATCAAGATTAA